GTGCATTCTGATTTTCCTTTGCAGGATTAGCAGGAGGAGGGGGTGGAGGAGGAGGTGGAAGTATTGCGTCAATGTTATTAACGCCCAACGCTTCGTACATTTTACGATACGCCTGATATAAACCCTGTGGGCCACCATGAATCTGCGGATTTGACTGAACCAACTGCAACTCAGTTTGCGCCAAAGCAATGCGCTGAGACATCGAAAAGATGTTTGGATCAGACACAGGCAATACATCAATGCGCTGATCAAAATCTTGCACAAAGACTTCTGGACCCATCTGCATATCAGCAGCGTATGGATAAGATTGAACAGTCTCAGCAAATATTCTTGAAAGTAGCTTAAACTCTACCTTCTGAGAATAGTGTAAACGCTTATGAATCGCAGACATAACCTTTGTGCCACGCTCCATAATCGCCATCGTGGTACCAACGGGCGTCTCACCGCTCATCTCACCAACCTTCATGTCAGCCATAGATGCGAACCTACGTCCAGCGTCTACAAGCGTTCCAAGAAGGTTATAAAGCGTCCCTGAAGGCTCCTTGAAGGGGAGTGGCATCAAAGAGCCTTGCAGGGTGCCTCCAACCACATCAATATCGCGGAACTCACCCGGTTGAAGGGGATTGTCTTCATCGCGGATACGAGCGCCACGGGCCTTAAAGCCTGCTGGAAGGTTGGAGAGCGTGCCTGCATCAATCAATTGACGCAAAATAGAAGTAGAAGCCTGCGCTAAACCGCCAATCATGTGCGTTAAGCCCAAGCCATAAAAACCAAGACCCGGAAGAAACTTGTAATGCACAAAATACTGCTTNGCACGTTTCATTGGGTCAATCTCTAAATAGTTACGGCGTATCGCTAAAACATCACCGCTATCAGCAACTACCGTAACAATGTAAGGCAAACGCAAACCTGTAGGCTCGCCACTTACACCCATATCCTCAAAACCTTCAATATCCAAAGACGTATGAACCTCATACAAGGTCAATTCGTCAGATGGACCGCTAGGGTGAATGCCCTGAACGTCATCAATGGATTCTTCCACTTCGCTCATCGCAGCCGTATCGCTCTCAGACTCGCTAGGCAAATCAATGTCACGATAAAAACCATTAAGCTGTAGCTTACGGACCTCATTCGAATCCATCGTAATACGATGCGTAATCCGCGGCGAAGAAAGCAAATCAGTTGCGCCATAAGGAACAATCAAATCTTCAGCATGAATAAACTTACTGACCGCACGCCCCTTGAGCGGGTCAAAGTAAACTTTCTTAAATGTTGATCCAATTACTGGGAGATAAAACAGCATTTGATCCAATTCAGGATCGTACTCTTCCATCTCGTAAGTAATCATATAGTTCATATAATCCTTGACACGTTCAGACTGCTTAACAAGCATTTCATTCTGCGCACCAACAACAGCAGTACGAACAGGCCCAGTGGCTGGCAGTAGCTCACGATAAGCCTGCGCCTGAAACTGCGTAACACTCTCAGCCAACAAAGGATGAATAACCCCAGAAGAACCCTCAAACGGCTCTGAACGCTCCTCAGTCTTCATGCCAAGAAACTCTAAACCGCGCTTATATGTGTCTTCCCAATCCTCACGAGCCGCTAAATCATCCTCAATAGAATTTACCAAATCAGAAGAAATACGACCAAGCTCACCCTCATCAATAACATCAGCTAAATTACCATCAAACGGCACAGGCTGAACGGGAGGCTGATCCTCTTCATATTCACCAATAATCGCGCTGCCATCGTCAAATTCAGTAACTCCGGGCTGCGCAGGCAAATCAATTACATTCTGAAGCATTTCCTGCTCTGGAATCATAGGAGCTTCAGGCAAGCCACCAGAACCCAATCCACGTTCGACTGCCATTAGAAAATATCCTTCTCGTTACCCTCAATCGGCTCAAGCGTGTTAATATCATCAAAATCTGTTATTGGACCCCCACCTTCCCAAGCATCACAAACATTTTCAGCTTTACAGGCGAAATCAAATTTTACGCAATATCCAATACCGTCAACATCCATATCAAGACCACTGCTCAAACAATCAAGCATTTCCGATTTAATGCTATAATAACTGCACGTTCCGCACATCTCTTTTTTGTTTTCGGAAGCGCCATAAGAATGCTCTTTTATTGTATATTCACGGTTTTCAGAGTTTAAATCTGAATCCTGAGTAGGAAGAGGGCAAACAAACTCAACCTCTTCCATTTCATACATATCGTCATCAACAACTTGGTTGATACCAGATTGCAGTTCGTCCATGTCGATGTTGATAACGATTTTAGCCATTTACTTTACTCCAGAAAATCTGGTTCCACTGATAGCAGCGCCACCACCACGAGAATGACCACCACCTGTGCCACCCTTCATAGAAGCCTTTTGAGGCTCTGGATCATGCTCATACATAACACCGTCTTTTTCAACGTTGCCACCATGACCATACTTCATAACACGACCGCCGCCCATGTATTTTTTAACCGCGCCGCCTTCCATGTACTTCATGGCTGCTTCAGGGTCCATTTTTTGCTGCACTACTTCAGGCAACTTAGAAAAACCCTTATATTTTTTAGGTGTATTTGGCATTAGCTTCTTCCTTTATATTTACCGCCGCGTCCCTTCATGACACAGCCCATCTTTGGCTTTTTCTTTTTGCCCTTAACTTCAACAGCGCCGCCAGATTCATACTTCATGACCTTGCCACCGCCCATCATACCCGTAGGAGACTTATTTATTCTTCCCATCATCATTTTACGGATTCTAGCTTTGTCAGCGTCTGAAATGGTCTTGCCGGACCCTCCCATCATTCCCATAACACGCGCGCGATCCGCATCGGAAATAGTCTTGCCAGACTCACCCATGCCTTGATTAAGCAGGCGCATTAAACCTTCTGGGCTATAGTTGTCTTTGGGATCAATGCCGCGGGTACTACCACCCGGCATGCCACCAATCATTTTCGGACGCGCCATCGGACGCTTTGATGTCATCGGTGCGGAGCTACCCATCGCTTCCATGAGCGCCCTCATGATTGCTTCTTTTTGTGCCATAAAAGCCTCCTAATAATATTCGCGTTTGCGCCGCAAAAAAGCAGCATCTTCTTCATCGTCATAATCACTCGGAGTGGTAATAAAACCACCCTGTCTAAAACGCAGTATAGCCTGAGTCATCGAATCAGCCAAGTCATCATGTTCACCATTGGGAAATGCAGCACATTCTTCCATAACTTCATCAGCAAAATTAGCCTCTGGTGCCCACACCATACCACTCTCAAACACAGGAGCGCACGCGTGCATACGCGTAAACTTATCCGCACCCCTACTAGGCGTAAATGGCGTTACAGGTATGCCCATGCGCCTCAATTCCTGCGTCAAAGGCATACCACTCGCCTTCTGCTCAACAAGAACCATGTCAGGCTCATACATGTCATATAACTCATGCGCTTGCTGCTTTAACTCTGGAAACTCCCAGCGACCACGAACCGCGTCCAACAACACAATATGATCCTCACGCGTCTCATCATAATGAAAAATACCCCAAGTCGTAATCGCACTGTAATCCGCACGATCACTCTTACTAAACGCAGTGTCATAACTCTGAATAATATAACTGCAAGGAGGAGGATCATCCTTCTCCCACATGTTCCACCACTCACGCTTAATAATCGCACCCTCTTCAGCAGTAGGGTTCTGCATATACTGAGCATTCCACTTGGCAACAGGAATAGACGCCTTAACACCCTCAAGCTCATCCAAGCTCCAATACTCAGGCCACAAAGGATCACCAGACGGCATAATCGCAGGAAACTCAACAATCTCCCACTTATCAGCGCCCTTCTCACTCTGCTTGCTTAAAACCTTCGCAGTTAAATCACGAATGCTCCAACGCGTCATAACAATAATAATCGAACCACCGGGCTGTAAACGCTGCCTCGGACCAGAAGTGTACCACTCGTAAATATTATCTAATGCAGTAACACTTAACGCGTCTTGTTCCGAAACGGGGTCGTCAATAATCGCCAAATCCGCGCCGCGACCCGCCAAAGCGCCGCCCACACCAACCGCATAATATTCACCACCGCCATTGGTACTCCAACGACCACTCGCCTTAGCATCTGTAGCCAAGCTAACATTCGGGAAAACATCCTTAAAATCCTCACTCTCAATCAAATTCTTGATCTTTCGACCAAATCCAACAGCCAACTCAGCCGTGTGTGTCGCCTGAATAATCTTTAAATCAGGACGCCTACCCATTAACCAAGTCGGAAACAAATAACTCGCAAACTCACTCTTCGTATGACGCGGAGGCATATTAATAATTAAACGCTTTAACTT